TTTTATTGTACTATCAACTTTGATTATATGGGTTCTAAAACTATTACAGCTGTTGGTGCAAAAACAAAGAAACAAGCAAAAATGAATACAGCTCGTGCTATTTTGGATGCATTTGTTACGCCGTTTAAACCTGCGTGGGTGCGTGAAGGCGGTATCGTTAATGATATCACCAGGCCAGAAAATCCCGATTATACTAGTATAAGATTATGTGCACTTTGTTGTAGAGCATGGTTCAATGCACGTTGGTCATTTCAATTTTCGTTGCATGATCATAAGACTTATGCCATAGAGTGTGATTTTATGTTTCATGGATGGGATAATTGCCGTCCATATCGTGTAAGTGTTGGTGAGTGTCAACTTTATGATAGACATGTAGAAGCTCATCAACTTCAATTATTACGTGAAGTTTATGAAATCGTTGTGGAACTCGAAGGTAACCTTCCAGAAGGTTATCAAGAGCGTACAATTGATGAATTATTGAACATGTTGTTTGAAGAGGAATTTAGTAAAACTCAAAAGAAGAAAATTAAGAAAATAATTAGAGATAAATTTCCTGAGGATGATATAAAATTTCCTGATCAAATGGATGGCGTTCCAGATGAAGATCTTCTGATTTTTCATGAAGCTTCCTCTGAGGATGGTATACAAAGAGCAATTATCGAACAAGTGTTATTGTTTAGAAAGATTACACCTGTTCCATTTAAACCTAATGAAATTATGGTAGATCCGCAAGTTCACTATAAGGATGTTACTAATCAGCCTTTGGCTCCTGTGGTTGAAAAACTTAAAGCCTCGGACAATGTATTAGATGTAGAAAATGATTTCTTCACTTATAATCGAAAGAAGTATAAGATAAAGGATTTATTGGATGCACCTGATTTTGATTCCAAGGCGACATTAACATTTAATGATTATGAGTTTTTCTTGAAAGCCTTAGTAGTTGATAATATTACTTTATATTTTCTTGTTATTAATGCAGATGCATGGATTGTTTATGATTGTAAAGTTTTTAACGGTAAAGTTCATTTACCTCAAATTTGTCATCAAGTTATTATTAAGAATTTGTCATATCGTATTGATTGGAGTAAGAAGACGCCTTTGTTGGGTATAAAATATATACATAAACGATTTAATTCCTTGGTTAATAACGAATGGTTTCGTCAATTAACAGCAGAAAAATTTTTTAAAAATTGGGAATTAGAAACTGTGAAGTATATGTCTTCCCATCCAACTGATGTGAAGTATTCTTTTAAAGAACTTAATGAGTATTCTTTAACGTATGCTCGTTCAGATGCAACTTATCGAGTTTTGGGTGATTATTTTTATAAATATCTCTACCATTTTGATGATACAACGATTCTCAATGAAGATTGGGTTTATATGTTAAATACATTAATCTCTGGTAAACATGATGATCTTAAAAAGTCGTTGGGCTCTTTAAATTTGCCCATAAGCGGATTTTTTCAATTAGATCACTATATGCTTTTGCGTTACTTTGAGGTTAATTCTAATGTTTGGAGTAAATTTATACCTAGTTGGTATCCTAATCGTAAAATGGTAAATATCATTTTGTATGCTATTGATACAGGTAAAGCAGCCGTCGAGAATTTATGTTTTAATGAATATATTGATGGTTATGGTGCTGTATTAGTTAAAAATGGTAGAGCCTTAGTTGTGCGTTGTAAACATGGTGTTACACCTTGGGAATTTGGTTCAAAGCCGAATCGTAAAAGTGAAACGTATGGCCCCGAAGCAACTATTTATGATTTTGATTATGATAATGTTGGTCATCTTTATGATGCGCCTTTGGATGCGTCTGTATCCCCGTTATGCATTGTTAACGCGATGGATACAGTATATTTAACAGCCGGTGGTTGTGGTCATATGATATATCGTCATACCAACAACTGGCGTTCTGTCTACATTGATCTTAAAGCTAAGAAAGGCGACAAACACACTTATTCGGAGAATAATAATTCTCTTTGCGTTGCTATAAATAAAGCCATTAAGAAAATGAAATGCTGTCTTATGAAAATTGAAGCTATTGTGCCCGTGTGGGTTTTAATGCTTATTATTTTTTCTGTTTTAGCCCTTGTTATATTTCTTTATTATAAGTGGAAATTTGATTTTTCAGAAGATGAAGAAATAAAACAGTTAGAAAAATGTATTATTAGAGAGGGTCGCCCTTTTAAAGGTGGTCGCTTTGGTAAACGTAGACGTATAAATAAAGAACATGCTCAAAAAGTTCGTAATAGAACCAATGATTATCACGACCTTTTACAAGATGCAGATATAACTGATAATCTTAATGACCCTGAGCAAAAAGAGTGGGCCAAAGAGCAATTTATAAATAAAATTAATAATAAGTTTGATACTAGTATTGCTGAATATAGTAAGGCTAAGTCTTTTCTCATGGATAGAGTTACTCAATCTGGTGATAGATATGCCCAGGCAAATCCAAAAATGCTAGAACAAAATTTGAAAGGCATTGTAAAAGCCAAAACCGAGTTGAAAAATCCGAAAGGACGTAGCAACCTTCAAATTGGCGAAATGAGACGTGCCAAAGGCATTGGTGCTGATGAAATTAATCAGAGATATAAAGCTGGTGTTCAAGGTATAGCTTTGAGCATTTATCAACGTGCAAATAAAGGAATTAAAATACCTTGGACTAGAATTTCCCATAAAGATAAAATGGATGTTTTGGAAATAGCTGACAAGGCATTAGATGATTGGGAGACTGGTAAGCATGCTGATAGAGCATTAACTACTGTTTATAAAGGCAATACTATTGTTATTCCTCTTGCTGAAAACCTGGAAACTGGTAAGTATCAAGGGGAACCTGTTTTTAAGTTGATATTAGGTAGAGGTAGTCAGAACCCTGAAGTTTATATGCGAGCTGCGAAAGTAGCTAACGAAGCTTTTAGTAAGGATACTGAATTTCAACGTGAAGGTAATGTTGATCCTACTGTTTTTAATTATCCACATACTCAAGGATTTGTTAACATCGGTTCTGGCGAAAGTTGGAATTTCTTCGGTGTTATTTGTCGTGGTCGTTGGGATGATTGTGATCGTGAAATGATCTTAGTTAATAGACATTGTTATGAGGCAGCAAATATTCATGATTTAGGAGAGGTCAAACTTTCCCAAAATCGTTTTGTTGTACAAGCAAGCGCTAACCTTGTTCCTGAAAATATTAAGAATGAAAGGTGGCTAGATTGGAAAGATTTTTATGTTGATCCTGAATTGGACAAATCATTGGAAAAATTTGATATTTGTGTTTTGTTTTGTCGTAAAGTTATTGGTTTTACTACAGTGAAAGTATTTGGAGGTGTTAAAGAGTCAGATGAAATATTTCGTTCTGCTCCTGATACCCATCGTTTAGAGTCTTCTCGGGTTACATCAAATTTGGTAGCCTTGTGTTATTATCCCGCAACTCATCGTCCCGGTTTGTGCGGTCTTCCTATTTTTAAAAGAAACAAGTCAGGCGCTCTGATTTGTGTGGGTATACATGGAGGTGGTTTGAAGGGCATTAGGATGGCGATGTTTTGTCGTTTTCCGAAATTTCTCCGTAGCGCTCTTTCACTTAAATGTGAAGCTACGCCTAATCGTTTAAAAGATTAGGACCCCTTGGAGAATCCTTTATATTTAGTTGGGAACCTAGATATGAAGGATATAAAGTTGTTCCCGAAACAGATCAGTCAATGCTTTGCATTGGCAAAATCTTTAAAGTTGGTGGTTTCACAAGCAAGAGTAAGTTTCAATCATTCGACGAGGTTATTCCTAAAATACCTGAAGTGACTGAAATTTGGAACCCTGCATCTATGAATATGCAGGATATGTCCAAAGGAATGTTAAAGTATTGTAATAACAACGCTCCAATGACTATAACTGATCTTGCAGAGAAACTATCAAATGAATTTAATACAACCTTTTCTCCAAAGGGGTTAGATCATTTTCTTTTTCAAGAATTTGATAAAAACTACCCGGGCTTAGCGGCCTTTTTATACCCACTTGATGATACACAAGTGCTTAATTTTTGCACCCACGATTTGAATGGCGATGGGCGCGGACCAACATCAGCTGGTTTCAATTTTTTTATTGATAGATTGAAACTAGCTAGAGAACATCCGGAAATTATTCTAGATTTTCTTGAAAATCCTATTTTGGATTTTATAAACATTATAAAACTCTTCCTTAAAGATGAGTTACGCTTATTAGGTAAAAATACACCCTCG